CTACTGCCGCTATGTTAACTCTACAATTCATCTCACTACCTACATTTCATTTAGAGGTTAGGAGAATCCTTGTTTTTTCTTGTTAAAAACTTTTTCATAATGACACCGCCTTTCTTTTCGTTGTTTCCTGCACAATTAATTTGAATGATTTGAATTAAAAAAATTTTTATAAAAAAACAGAGGGTAACCCCCCTGTTCTTTATGACAATCGTTTAGCTCAATTTTTCTGAACAATTCGATTCCAACTATGGTATAGATTCTCTTTAATAGCTGATAATGAAAAATCCTTCCCCTGTAAAAACCAGCTTTTATCAGCAGCATAATCTGATATCCTATCCATATATTCTGTTATGGTTTTTCCGTTAATGAAAAATATATCTTCCTTTTTTGTAACTACTCCTGTGCGTATTTCCTTGTAAATTTCGTTATATAAATTACTTAATCTCAAAAAATCCATATATTCATCTGTAAATCGCTTAATATGTTCCCGTAGCATATTCATGACAGTTCTTTCTGAACGTCCTGGTGTTAAGATAGGTATTCTTATATACGGCAACTGTATATGTGCCCGCCAGCCAGTATATTCTTTAGAGACAATGAACTTGATACGACCCGGAATTTTTTTAAAGGATAAGAATTTCTCATAGGATGGGCTGTCTATTCGATGCCAGCAATCAACACAATGGTCATCACTTAAACTAATATCGCTGTATTTTTTAGGTATAAGATCAAACTGAGATGCTTTTACACCATTAGCAAAGGCATTCTCAAACACACGATAAATTTTTCGGTCGTTGCTATAATCACTATGCAGCTTTTCATCTGAATAAAAATAACAGGCATCTACTTTATCGCTATGGTCAATAAGATAAAGCCATTCTTTGGCAGTTATCTTGTCCATTGTAATCAACAATTTGCCATTATTATAGATTTTTAATTTCTCAGCCGAAATAACATATCCATATTCAGCAATATAATCCTTAGCCTCGGATTTCTTTGTAATACGATACCATTCAGGACAGATATATCTATCCATCTCTGTCCTGTCTTTTTCGTTCATTTTCGCTCGTAAGGTATCTAACAATCTTTCCTCATTGTTGTTTAAGAAAGCTTCAATGATTTCTTTCCCATAGCCTTCCAAATATGCATCAGACATCAATGCTGCTGCATGTAAAAGCCCTTTCATTTCTAACACAAAATAACCTCTTGTCATGTTGTTTTCCTCCTGTTTTGAAAATTGGTTTCGTAGATAATATGGATGAGTATGAAGAAAAACTTATAGGCTAAAAAACATATTTCTTGTTTTAATCCCCAGCCGGTATCCTCGCGAAGGCTGATTGCCGAGCAAAACCCGACGGTGCTTACCTCTTGGCAGTAGGAGATACCGATATCTCCGCTCGCTACTGCCGCTAGGTTAACTATACAATTCATCTCGCTACATACATTTCATTTAGAGGGTAGGAGAATCCTTGTTTTTCTTATAAAACTCCCCCCTTCCTAAAACAGATATTTAACATATATCATTTTTTAGAAGAGGAACATTTTTATAAGAAAAATTTAGCTGTTAAATAAAAAAAGACTACTTTTACAAGCAGTCTTTTTAAGAAATGAATTATTGTGTACCCGTCAATCAAGATTTCCAATGTCATCCAGATAAAGCACCAGATTTTCGTGACCATTAGAGTAGCAAATAAATTTTTTATACATTTCTATTTATCGTTCATGATTCCTCCTGTTATCTAGCGGTGAAATAGCGCACATCTGTTATCATTTCTTTTGTAAGTTTCCAAAATGTCGCCTGTATATAACGTCCATTTTGACAAAATTCATTTTCAAAAGCATTTACATCAAATACTTTCTGCCAGCTTTTTAAGGTTTCAATTCCCTTTTGCTTGCCTGATAGTGCTTCATACCATGCATCTTTTTCGTTCCACTCAGCCTCTGTATGACTGTCGTTATAAAAACCACCATTTAAAACAGAATGCCAGGCGAAAAAGTCGGATAACAAAACTTGCAAATCATCAATCTCAAACTCAATACATACAGATTTTTCGCCCGGTGTACCAAGTCCGATATTTCTAAGATCTGGTTTTTTATGCTTCCAGTCTCTTGTATGCCAAGCCCAGAGCGGCAATGTCAAATCTTTTGGATGAGTAATTTGCCTTTTATCCATCTCTTTTGCTATCCACTCGTATGCTTTTCTGAAATCTTTATCTGATTTAGTCTCGTCACAGGTGAATGCACCTGTTTTTTCAATGATATTGATTGCCTCAACCGGCTGTACCGTCCATAATTTCATTCCAATTTCCTCCCTCTTTTGAAAATTATTTTACCAATCTAATATGCCTGAATAAAAGAAAAAAGTTACCGCTGTCTAAACAGCGATAACTCTTCTAAATGAGAATTGTTTGTTTAATCAGAATTTTTGCATAGTTCTAATTATCGTAAGCAGAGGAAAAAGTAAAAGCGCATTCATCCGCAGGCAACTGAAGTTGACTGCGGTTTTCTGCTTAAAGCTTGATAATTTTTTCAAAAAAAGAATCGAATTCCATGCAAAAACAGCCTTAGCTATAAGCTAAGGCTGTTGGGGCAGGAGTAATTGTCAGATTTTTAGGAGATGTATCCCGTGGCTCTGACAGAACCACACATGATTTTTAGACAATTGTATTTTATCAAAACAGTGAGGAAAATTCCTGCCCGCATCTTTATTATGTCAAATTGCAAAGAAAAAGAATTTTTGTAAACTTTTCGCCGTCATCCTTAGACGGTCCTGATAAGAAAAAATTAGTTGTTAAACTCTTTTACATCCAATTTCGTAAAATTCTTTATCTTTTTCAAAACAGATATAATTTCGTCCCGTATTTATTGCTGCTACAGCTGTTGTACAACTGCCAGCGGCAGAATCTAATACTAAATCACCAGGATTTGTATACGTTTTGATGATTTCTTCAATGAGTGCCACGGGCTTTTGCGTTGGATGTAGCGCAGATTTTTGGGTATCCTTTGGAAACTTCCAGATAGATGTAGGATACCGCTCTGTGCTGTCATAGGATACAAAGTCATACTCTCTGTAATCCGTTGATTTTTTGCTATTGCGTTTATGTTCTGTTTTACTTACTTTTCTTGGATGTCCGCTTGTTTTTTGCGGATTATATGTAGGTAATTTTTTATAAAAAACACAGATATCTTCATGTTTCCGGAGCGGCATCTTATTTGCATTAAGGTGTCCACTAGGCTGTGTTTTTTCCCATATAATGTTATACCGCCAGAGCTTTCGGTTACTTTGCATAAGATCTGCAGTGAACATTCCATTGCCAAACAGAATAATTGCCCCATTATCTTTAATGATACGTTCATACTGTTCCCATAGTGGCTCAAATGGAATTACAGAGTCCCACTTATTTCTTGCTGTTTGGCCGTAAGGAAGGTCAGTGCAAATAAGGTCGATGGATTTATCATCTATTTTCTGCATTCCATCCAAACAATCTTCATTATAAATTTTATTTATTGCAATCATTTGATCCATAAGAGTAAAATCCAGATTTTGTGCTGCAGCAAACCCGTTACTCCTATATTATTTCGAGCGTTCGATTTCCCTTATAATATGAAAAAATACGTGCAAGAAAAAAAGACCGGTTAAACCGATCTTTTTTCTCAAGAGCATTTCCCTTTGCTGTGGTATTCTTTCCATAATCAAAGTCTAATTTTTTTCTTGTTTTAATCCCCAGCCGGTATCTTTGCGAAGGCTGATTGCCGAGCAAACCCCGGCGGTGCTTACTTTTTGTCAGTAGGGGATACCGTTTTTTCTCCGCCCACTACTGACGCTAGGTTAACTATACAATTCATCTCACTACCTACATTTCATTTAGAGGTTAAGAGAATCCTTGTTTTTCTTATAAAACTACCCTCATCCTTAAAACAGATATTTCATATATATCATTTTTTAGAAGAGAAACATTTTTATAAGAAAAATTTAGTTGTTAAATCTGCAAAATTTGCATATGCTGACTCACTAGGGCTGTAATACAGCTCATATAGTTCTTCCGTATTACTTTGCAGTGAATCAGCCTTATCAAAAAAAAGAATCATCCTTTTTTACTCGTAAAATATCTCCAAATTTTATTAGAGTTTCATTAACTTCCTCTTGACTCGTTGTCGATTTTTTCACTCTTTCATACACTAAAAAAACATTGGACATACTAATTTGTCCATAATCATTATTTTCACACTCAAAACATATTGGTTTTTTTTGTATTTTTTCTAGCAAATCTTCTTTATCAGAAATAAACAATATGTCCCCGCGTTTTGGACACAATACAACATATCTTTCTTTTAATATTCCTACATCCCTATAATAAATTACAATTTGTTTTGCCATTTCATATTGCATTCCCGTTTTTTCTGCAATAAATGACACTGTAATTCTATTTACTATATCACCTACTAAAGTTCCTAACAAGTGATCAAATATCTCTATTATTTGTGGATTCTTTTCATACCACAAATTGTTGTATGACTCTCGATAAAACATCTTGAATATCATCCTCCTCCACTGATCCATAAGAGTAAAATACAGATTTTGTGCTGCAGCAAACCCGTTACTCCTATATTATTTCGAGCGTTCGATTCCCCTTATAATATGAAAAAATACGTGCAAGAAAAAAGACCGGTTAAACCGATCTTTTTTCTTACATTGATTGTATTTGATTTTACTGTGTTACAAAGAAAGCTTCTTGCTTGTTATCTAATTTCTTCGGCAACAATGGAATTTTCATCCAATTCCCCTGCATCTTCAAATTCACCTGCACACTGAACGCACAGCCAAGCATTTTCTGGTGCATCATCTAATGCCTTCTCTATAGCTTCCTCTTGTGAGGATGCTTCAACCTCACCAAGAAATTTTGAGAACACATAATTTCCATATACTTTGTATTTCATTCTGACCTCCAATTTATTTTTTTACTTTAATTTGAGCCAATATGATTTCTGTCTTCCTATTGCTGTATGGATATATCCGCTGCAAATAGTAAATTCTACGCCAAGCAAAAAAGCTTTACTTCCAGAAATTTTGTAACCCTTATCCTTTAGCCGATCGAGAAATTTTTTCATAATAAATACTCCTATAGTTATTTTGCAGAATCATCTTCTAATGTTTTTAGTTTTTTACCCGTTTTCCAGTCAATTCCTCTTTTTTTCAACATGCGCCTTGCCGCCTGAACCGAAGGATTGTCCTCATGTCCATGAGCTGTTTTAAGGGATGTTTCAATTATATTTGGCTTCCTAATCTCCCCATTTTTAACTTTAGCATTGTACTCATTAATTGCGGCTATGCGCCTTTTTGAATAATCATTTCTCGCAATATCTGCTTCTCTATGCATCCTTTTTTCCGCTCTGCTGGTCAGACCGTGAGGGATGCGGGTTTTGTCCAACATAAAATCGGATACAGGAAACGAAAGTCCTCTTTCTCCTAAATATTCATCTAATGATTGCACTTTACTTTCTCTATCTTCCATCTGCTTTCTCCTTATCGTCTAAAGTCTGTAAGGCTTCCATAAAATCAGTAGTATGTTTCCTGACAAACCAGCCTTGTCCGATCATGATATCCTCATGACTATGTACAAACAATGGTTCTTTTGTTATGAAAAAACCAAAGCGGTTTACAAAACCGAACTCTGAAATATGAGTAACTTCATGTTCATCATTGCAATGTTTTGCCGGATAAACGTAATATCCATTTTGCTCCGCTTCTCTTATCCAGTTTCGAAAATCCATATCGCAATACATTAATCCTCCAAGTAGGATAATGCCGTCAGGAAGGTTTCCTTCCTCTTTTCCTTTTTTTGTTACGATAAGATAATCTTCTCCAGGATATCCTGAATCTTTAAAATGATAACTCATATATATTCTCCTTTATTTTTTTGCTCTTTTGTAAAGAGTTTTCCCATTGTAAGTTATCAGGACAATATCTTTGCAAAACAGCTTAGACATTCCTGGTAAACAAAAAGTCTTTAATTTAGAAAATACCTTTTTCCCCTCTGAAATACTTGTAAAATCATAGAGATCGAAATCATATCCGCAGTTTAAATTTAGTAGCAAAGACGCAACAAGAACACGCCCTTCTACTGTCCTTCCATTACACTCAAAAGTAAGCTTTACGCTTTTCATCGAATCTTTTAGATTTTCAACCAATTCTAACTCCCATGGTTCCACGTTTATATGTTTTTCCATATAGTCTTTTACAACAAGATTTTTCGCTAATCTTAATGACAAATCATTATTCTCATCTATCAGTTTTTGTTTGATTTTTTCTTTCAGATTAATAAATCCACATAAATGATCAACACAATCCTGCTTGCTAATAGAAATATCTGTAGAGATAGCAAGGTCATCGGGAAATGTCTTATGTAACAGATGCCGCCGAGCATCACATTTGCATTTGTTCGATGATTTTTCAGATAGCTGAATATCTTGAATCTTTTCCCTTAAAAGTTTTCCTTCCAAAAATTCTTCTTGATATTCTTTTATAAGCTGTCTTTGACGTTCTTTCCACAATTCTTGATACTCTTTCAAAGTCATACAATCTTTTGGAAGTTTCTGCTTATCTTCTCCTGCATAGATTCCAAAACAATTTAAATCATAAAAATAAATTTGCCCTTCTCTAACGATAGCATATAAGCGTAGAGTTACTTTCTCAGCAGATATATTTAAATTTAATTCATAAGAACCAGAAACATTTCCATAGACAAATATAGCTTGCCCTCTTTTAAACTGAGTACAAGTTATATTGTGTATTTCATCTGTCAGGGTAAAATTTTCTGTAGAACTTAACACCTGCGTTACAAATTGTTCAATCAATGTCTTCATTTTTATTCCTCCTATTTTGAAATTTCGTTACGCTTCTAATATGATAAGATAGGCACTATACGATTTCAAAAAAGAATTCGATTCCATAAAAAAAGACCAGATGAACTGATCTTTTACTTTTTCTTTAAAGACTGAAACAATCTGATAGTATGCCAGATTAACCTCTTGTCCAGCAGCGACATCGTTCTTCTGGCTTTTCATAAATCGTCTTTCCTCGATAGGATACCTTAACAATATCTTTGCATGATAACCCATCTATAACAGATAAACCGTTCATATCAGTAAGCGGAAGTTTAGAAAATTTATCTTTACCTTTTGGGGCAGATAAAAAATCTAAGATATCGAAATCTTCTTTCTTATCCAATTTTTCCAACAGGAACAATACCGGCATATAACTTTTTACTGTTTTACCGCCACTCTCCAAGAAAACTTCTACACTTCTCATCTCTTTTTTTAAAGCACCAGATAAAGCCATCTCCCATGGTTCTACACCAATATGCGCTTTCATACACATTTGAATCAAGATATCACATATTATTTTGAAGCATAAGACACTAGAAGTATCCTCTAATCTTTTTATCGTTTCTTTTTCCAAATCAATATAACCGCATAAGTGGTTTTCGCAATCCTTATATGTAGCGAAGAATCCCAGTGGATTTAACAATTTGTCTTCTGGCAGCTCCTTATATAACAAGTAATGCCTGGAAAGGTCTTTACATTTTTTCAATTGGCTTTCAGATATTTCAA